ATAAATTTGAAGACAAAGATGAAAAGTTAATTAAATATCTTGCAGTACACGGACATTGGTCACCTTTTGCTCACGCTTCAATATCATTTAGAATTAAGGCACCAATATTTGTTGCTAGACAATTAGTTAAACATCAAGTAGGTTTAAGTTGGAACGAAGTGAGTAGACGATATGTAGATGAACAACCAGAGTTTTATCAACCAATGATGTGGCGAAAAAGACCAGAAGAAAGTATTAAACAAGGGTCAGGTGATGAAGAAGTACCTTATGATATAACACATATGTTAAATGTTGCTCAAACAACTTATAAAGATATGTTAGAGGAAGATATAGCACCTGAAATGGCTCGTATGATACTACCACAAAATATGATGACCGAATGGATATGGTCTGGTAGTGTATATGCTTTTAGTAGAGTATGTAATTTGAGAATTAAACCAAACGCACAAAGAGAAACAGGACAAGTTGCTGAACAAATAGTGAAAATTATGACAGAACATTTTCCTGTTTGTAGTAAATATTTAATAGATAGACCAGAGTTATTATAAAATGTATGGGGGATTTGATGTATTTAAGATATGGTTGGCAGTAAAATTACATTTTACAACCAAGACATATGATTACTTCACTTATGCTGGAAAAGTTAATTGTAAACTTGAAACATTTACTAAAAGAAATGACAGATACTTCTTTCATAAGTTATCTAAAAAGTATTCCGCTGAAGAAGCACTTGACTTTTTTGTTGCGAATTTTATACACAGCGATAAAGCGTGGATTGGAAATCTTGCCAAACAAGATGGCACCGATAATTACCTTTATCATAGAAAGTATAAAGATAGTTTTAGTTATAATTTTAGGAGTGAGTGTAGGATTATTGGTGATAGCTTGGTTAGGAATAACATTACTTTTGATGATTTGTTTCTGGTTGATAGAGGCCAACACCCACCATTTTTCAAACTCTTATCTAGTAAAAAAGTATCTTACCAAACTTTTGTAGTATTTGAACAAATGTTGGGGTTTGTTAAACGCTGGGATAAAGAAATTAAAGAAATGGTTGTATGGCCAATACATAGTAAGAGAATTAAAAAATATATTCCATTTGTATCTTATAATAGAACACAAATGAAATTAATAGTGAAAGAAGAACTGATTGAAGTATATGGGAATAAGAAAAAAGCTTGAAGAAAAAAAATACGATATAGATAAAATAACACCTCTACACGACCTATCTTGGTATATTAAATGGATATCTAGCTTAATAATATTATGTGGAATGATGTCAACATCAATAGGTATTCATCCACTTAATCTATGGTTCCACTTTATAGGTGTATGTGGTTGGTTTGTAGTGGGTATGTTATGGCACGATAGAGCATTAATAGTATTGAATATAGTAGGTGCTTGTATATTTGCTATGGGACTATTAAAGTATTATTTAGGAAATTAGTGGTATTCAGTATCAGTAGCCATCAGATATATCGTTTGCCTTGTATTGGAGTATGCAGTATAGATAAAGAAAGTGGATATTGTCTAGGATGCTCTCGTACAGAAGAAGAAGTATATAAATGGGAAGCTGAGACTACTACAGATGACTGGAAAAAAGACTTATTGGAAGAGTTAAAGAAAAGATGAGCTAGGTGCTTGACAATATGATGAAAAAGTGTTATAGTGTTAATAATAGTATAAAAGTATTATAAATACTATTATTGATATACGAGTTATATTATGATACAGAAATACTAATACTTAAATACAAATACGAAATACATACAAAGGAGATAAATTATGGATTTTGAATCATTAAAAAATAGTCAATCTAATTTTGATAAAATTTCAAAACAGATTGAAGCGAACCTCAATCCTGAGGACGCAGCAAAAACAAAAAACAAATACCAAGACGATAGATTGTGGAAACCTGAACTGGATAAAACTGGTAATGGTTATGCAGTTATTCGTTTCCTACCAGCAGCTAAAACAGAAGAAATGCCGTGGGCTAGAGTTTGGTCTCACGCTTTCCAAGGTACTGGTGGATGGTACATTGAAAATTCTTTAACTACATTAGGTCAAAAGGATCCAGTTAGTGAAGAGAATACTAGATTATGGAATACTGGTGTTGATTCCGACAAAGAAATTGCTAGAAAAAGAAAGAGAAAATTATCTTACTATTCTAACATCTATGTTGTAACAGACGCTAAACATCCAGAGAACGAAGGAAAAGTTTTCTTATTTAAATTCGGTAAAAAGATATTTAATAAGATTACTGAAGCTATGTCACCTGCGTTTGAAGATGAAAAACCAATTAACCCATTTGACTTTTGGTCAGGTGCTAACTTCAAATTGAAGATTAGAAAAGTTGATGGTTTTTGGAACTACGATAAATCTGAATTTGAGGCTATTTCTCCTCTCGGAACTGATGATGAGAAAATCAAAGAGATTTGGGGTAAGCAATATCCTCTTAAACCATTCCTAGAAACAGCAAATTTTAAATCATATAACGAATTAAAAGAGAAATTAATCCGTGTGATTGCTGGTTCAAAGAATACTGAAACTGCTAGTGAGATAGACCTCCCACCTACTACTGGCGGTGCACCTGTTCAAACAGCTTCGGTTGCGACAGCAAGTGCTTCAGTTAAAAGTAATGAGGCGTCAAGCGGTGAAGATAAAGATGATACTTTATCTTATTTTTCAAAACTCGCTGAAGACGAATAATCTCTCTCTTTCCTACATTACTTTAAAAGCAAAGGGGACCTTTCTGGTCCCCTTTGTCATATTCAATTCTAAATATCATTATAAATAGTAGCGTTATGGCTATTTCAATACTAGATACATTAGTACAGAAACAAGGCGACAGCAGAAAATCTGGTGCCTGGTATCGTAAAGCTATTGGCTCAATTGCTGATAAAGCACAAGCAAGTCAATTGATGAGAAATGGACAATTGATAGGAAGACCTTCTGGTGGTAGATTAAATTTATTCTTTTATGACCCAAAATTCAAAAAGACTTTACCCTACTATGATACATTTCCATTAGTTTTACCTTTAGAAGGAATTAAAGGTGGATTTATGGGTATGAACTTTCATTACTTACCACCTGGATTAAGATTTAATTTATTAAGTCGTTTGGATAAGTTTTTATCTGGTAAGACCTTAGGAAAAGGTACTAGATATAATGTTTCTTATGACGCTGTTAAGAATATTCCAATGGTCAAGCCTACTTTACATAAATATCTTTATAGTCATATTAGGAGTAGTTTTTTAAGAATAGACGCTCCCGAAGCTGCTCTGGCAGTCTACTTACCAGTTCAAGCATTTAGAAAACAACCGGCCACAACGGTCTGGAGTAGAAGCAGAAGAGGAATTTAATTATTAATAATTTAAGAGACAATGGCAAAGAGAACACTATGGAGAGTGTTGATAGTAAGATTGCGTATGTGGTATGCAGATATACGAGGACACCACGGACACAAATGGGACTACGAACCTTCAGAAACTTATATGGGCAGACATAAAAACAAAAGATAGGTAAACATTATGGCAATACTTAGAGGCGGCAAAAGAATAATGGGTATGGATATCCGATTGGGTATTCCTAGAGACCGTTCTATGGATAACATTAATAGGGATCCTAGATTTAAACAAAAAGCAGGTGCTAATCCAGAAACAACAATAGGTAGATACCAGTCTTATGTAAATGAGGCAGAAGGTTTTGCTCGTAAGGCAAGATACTATGTTGTATTTGAATTACCTAAAGCTGATTTTGGAGATACTGAAGCTTCATCTGGTATGGTTAGTGGTGGAACATTTAATAAATTTTCTAAAGAAGCTAATATACAAAGAAGAGTACAGGCATTTGTTTCAAGTGTAAGTATGCCTGATAGAACTATGAAGACGGTTGCAGTTAAACATAACGGACCAGCAAGACACATTGTACACGATTATGAAATGGGAGATGTGTCTATGACATTTTATACAGACAAGTATTTAAGAGAAAGAGTATTTTTTGAAATGTGGCAAAAAACTGCATTTTCAAATATGACCCATAACTATTCTTACTATGATGAGTATGTGGCACCAATTAACATATTGCAACTAGGTGCTTCACCAGAGAAGCAAGAAAGAGATAACGCTGCTTATGGTATTCGTTTATGGGAAGCGTTTCCTGCGAAGATAGGTCCAGTAGACTATGGTAGTGAGAAAAATGATGTACAAACATTTACCGTAGATTTTAAATACAGATATTGGTTAAATTTTGCGATAGACCAACAAAACAAATTTCATATAGGTCAATCAGAATTTGGTATGCCAATAGTAAAAGCAGGTAAACAAGGATTTTTATCTAAACTACCACCTGAATTGAGACGAGCAGGAGAAGCAGTATTACAAAACTTGAAGAGAAGTTTCCCAATAGGAAAAATAACAGGTGGAAGAGTTATGCCACCATTTAAATTTGGACCACTAAATATATAATATAATAATTAAGGAGTATGAAACATTATGGCTTTACCAAAGATTGATGTCCCAACATATGAGTTGACATTACCATCAGAAGACAAAGTTGTACAATATAGACCATTTCTGGTCAAAGAAGAAAAACTATTAATGATTGCTATGGAGGCTGGTGAAGATAAACACATTCAACAAGCAGTTATTGATTTAGTTAATTCTTGTACTTTCGGAAAACTAAAACCAAACTCAATGCCAATATTTGATATAGAATATTTGTTTTTAAATATTCGTGCTAAATCAATTGGTGAGATTGCTAAATTCCAAGTATTTTGTCCAGACGATAAGGTAACATTAATAGATGTTGAGATAGACTTAACTAAAGTTGAAATACAAGTAGACGACAACCATACAAACAATGTAGTGTTAGACGAGAAAAGAAATTTAGGACTAATTTTAAATTATCCTTCTATGAATACCATTCCAATGGGCGTAAGTGCGAAACACAATGCAGAACAAATTTTTAAGACAATTGTTTCTTGTATTGACCACATTTACGAAGGTGAACAGGTGCATAAGGCAAAGGATAGTACTAAAGCAGAATTAGAAGAGTTTTTTAATAGTCTGAATACTGACCAATTTGCAAAAATCAGAAAATTCTTTGATGAAATGCCCAAATTGAGACACGAAGTAGAGGTTGAAAATCCAAAAACTAAAGTAAAATCAATGGTTACCTTTAGTGGCTTAGCGGATTTTTTCGTATCTGCCTCTCCCACGAAAACCTAGAGGCGTACTATGAAACTAACTTTGCACTTGTCCAACATCATAAATATAGTTTAAGCGAACTTGAACAAATGATTCCCTGGGAAAGGGATGTTTATATAGGGTTATTGGTTAAGTTTCTGAAAGAAGAAAAAGAGAAGGCAAGAAGAGACAAAATGAGTCAGTCTATGCCTAAAATATAAAGGAAATTATGTCAAAGAATGAAATTAAAATATCTGATAGTACGGCAGTAAGTATGCCAATGAAGAACCTTTTAGCCATTGTAGCCGCTGTCGCTGTTGGAGTGTGGTCCTACTTTGGGGTGGTTGAGAGATTAAATAAATTGGAAACCAATACAACACTATTAGAAAAAGATTTAAACCAGGCAAGTGAAAGACTTACTGGAGATATAGAGAAGAATAACGAATTTAGAATTAAATGGCCTAGGGGAGATTTAGGTTCTCCACCTGCTGATTCCGAGCAGTTTATGTTAATAGAATTTTTAAGTGGACAAGTGGAAGCTATATCAAAACAACTTGAAGGTATGATGAACAATAAAGTGAACATTGAAAGATTGCAGAAGGATATGGAAAAGGTTTTAATAGATTTAGAAAAATTAAAGGACAAAATAAGAAGTGTTAAAATAGAGAACGGATATAAGGGAGAGTAATATGG